AGTGCTTTGTGCCTCTTGTAATTGGATAAAGAGATTTGAAAACAACGAGGCTGTAAAAAGACAATGCAGGACTAAAATAGAAGCGACTAGTAGTTAAGGAATAGCCCTATGGTGTAATGGCTAAGCATACTTGTGTTGAACAGGAGATATTGGTTCGATTCCAATCAGGGCTATATAGTCATTAAATAGCATTATAATCTGTTTTAATACAGTGAAAGATCCAGTAGGCACGAAAGATGTGCCGAATACTTCTAAACGTAGGCGTGGTAGGCCATCTAAGAAAGATACATTAGAGCACGTTGAATTGATTAGACCATTCTGGCGCAAAGGTTTCACAGTAGCAAAGACTACTGAAATGCTAGAAAGGAAAGGTACAAAATTATCAGAGCGTACAATTCAAACGTATTATCACGAATGGAATAATCTACTAGAAGAGGCTAAATCACATGATCTCATTGAGCAGGAAAAGGAAATCAAGAATAGAGCAGTAGCAGCGCTTGAAGATGTAATTGAATTTTTAGATATTGCTAAGGAAGATTTAGACACGTTGGTAAATATCAGTAAGAAGGAATATTTGGCTAATGTAGAACTCAAGGAGCAGGATAAAAAAGGTGAAGTGCCAGAGCCAAAAGCATTTAGAGGTTATATTAGAGACAGGGCAGATATTGCAAAAACACTGTTAGACTGTCATATCAGGAAATTTCAGGTTGAGATTGAGCCGACTATTGATCAAATTACAGAGGAGAAGATAGCAAAACTTGTTCGAGAATCAAGGGAAAAGCATACTAGGCAGTAGGCATAAGGCATTTGAAGCAATAACAATACTTCGAGATCCTGAAGCAGATAAAAAAATAGTAGATAAATTTGGTACACTAAAATTTTATTGTGGTAAATTCAAAGCAACAAAAAACTGCTGTTTATCACATTTGGTTGGATTGCCTAAACATCCTCATTCACATCAGCCTATGAGGTTTATGTTACACCAGTTAAATTTCGTGATTGCTATGAATAAGCCAAGACAAAGGAAAATTCATGTCAATAAATCTAGGCAGATTGGTTATACAGAAATCGTATTGAGGTACATTCAGTATCTATGTTTTAACAAATATGGAGGTGGCGAAGTACGGTTTATCACAGGTGTCAGAATAGAGACAGCAAAATTATTGATGGCTAGGTTTAGAATATTGTTTGATAATGTTTCAGAAACAATAACGGAAGAGACTGATCTTGAAATGAAGTTAGTGAATGGTACGCATATTTTGGCACTACCTAGCACATCAGGCGCAATTAGAGGAGATACTAAAATCAACTGTATTTTCATAGATGAGGCAGCACACTTTGAAAGGATAGACGATTCGATTGTTATGGATGCCATACATCCAATAGTGTTCACAAATAAGAGTGATATTGTTATGATCTCAACGCCTAATGGTCCTAAAGGCTTTTTTTACAAGATAGATAAGGATGAGAACGACTATCATAAAATCAAGGAAAATATTTGGTGTGGAGTGCCGAATATCTACACAAAGGAAGGTGCAGAAATTGAGTTGAAAAGAACTGACATTGATACAGATCAGGAATACCTAAATCAATATACGACAGGAAAAGATAGTATATTTGGTAGTGTTTTGGCTGAAGAAATAGGAGAGTTTGATACTCTTGCGTGATTGGGATAATAGAGAAAGAAATAAGCAGAAAGAGCCTAGTGCTTGGTTTTATGGTTTTGTTACAGGATTAGGATTAGGAGCGCTTATAGGAATTGCTTTAATGCTACTCTTTTCAGGCTAATGTTAATGGAATATGACGCTTGCTTTGTATCAATGACAGGTGAGCATGAATACGATATGTCATTAATCTGCAAATGTTGTGGTTTTGATTTACAAGTGGAGGTAGATTTTGTTGAAAAAGAAAAAGAACGTACTAAAGTGTAGTGGATGTGGTACTGAAATAGAACAGCATTTAATCGCTAGTGCTTGTACTTGTGGTGGTTCTTATGCGCCATATTTAGAAGATTATAGTTGGATGAAGAAAGAATGAATAGAGAAGAAATGATATTGGAAATTAAAAGAAAGCATAAGAAACTATTTGAAAGGTTGGCACATGAATGACTTGTAAATGTGCTTATCAAACTATTGGCTATGAAACAGGTCAATATATTATGTGTAAATTTTGTAACGAGGTGATATTAGAAAAATGAGTGAATGTGAATATTGTAAATGGCATGAGAAACTAAACATATCATATTGTTGTGATTGTTGTGATAGAGGTCATTTGAATTGAGTTGTGATAGGTGTGAGCATATCCACGAAGCACAGAAGGCAGGAAGAACTCATAAGGCTTGTGAATGTGATTGTCACAATGGTTCATCTGGTGGTACTGATTATGTGTTTAACATTACTCCTGATGGTTCTGCTGCTGGCGCTATTGATACAACCTTATCTGGTGACATTAGTTTAACTGGTGGTGGTACTATTATCTCAAATAATTAGAATAGGCGCTGGAGATCCAGGTAAGATGCGAGATAGTTTTGGCTATATCGTAACAGATGTTGATCCAGTAAAGAATGAGATAAAGATAAGAAAGGTAAAAAGATGGCTAGGCAGATCATACAAAAAGGTAGTTCAGTATATCGCAGATGATTATGAGAAGAACAAATTAGACTATCTGGTAATTGAAAGAAACAATACAGGCGAGGTAGTCATTGAGGAATTTAGGCTACAATACAAAATTCCAGCAATCCCTATTGTAACTTCGCAGAACTTGAAGACACAGGATAAAATCAATGATGTTAAGGTAATGGACAAGAATGAAATGGTAAAATATTATTTACAGTTAAAACAGGCGTTTAAGGTTAAATTTCCTAACAAGTTCAAGGATGAGGAAGACGCTGAAAACTTTGAGGAATTGAAAAGACAGATAGCAATATTTGCAGAACATAGGACAGAATCAGGTAAATCATTCAGTTACTATGCGCCTGGCGAGGAACATGATGATCTAGTCATGGCTCTGTTAATCAATCTACATTTGGCTAGGTATTTCCTAAGAGACAAGACTGGCTTTGAAGGATATAGTAGAAAACTGTTAAAGTTGGAAGAAACTGATTTGCTAGGTAGTGGAATACCAGCGAGTGCCACGCTTAAATATAGGGCAGAGTTTAATGTATAATTCTTATATTGAAACGGATGGTTAAATAATTGGTAAAAAAGAAAAAGATAGCGCCTAAAGGATATTCTGGTAAAAGAAAGGTTACTAGTGCCAGAAAAATAGGTAATACCGAAAAGAAGTTATTACCAGTAAAATTTAGTAGATGGGCTTCAGCGTCAAGAACATTCAGAGATGCCGATAAGAACTTACGAGCCTACAATATTCCTACCTATACAGATCAGGAATTAGAATTTTTCGAAGATGCTTGGGCTACAACGCCAGCAGGAACAGCATTAGACAAGAGAATGGAATTTGTCATAGGTGGTGGTGTAAAGCCGACTTTTGAACTGATAGATCCAATTAAGGATGATGGTGAGGAAATGACTGATCAGGAACAAAAGGAAATACTGCAGGATTATGATGATGAATTAAAGGAGTTAGAAGAATTTGATGAGCAGATGCATTTCAATCAAAAACTATATGATGCTGCTATTATGGCAAAAGTATTTGGAAGGTCAGTTATATTATTTGAAAATCTTGAGGATGATAAATCACAAGGATTACCAAAGTCATTAAAATTAGTTCATTCAAGAAATCTTAACAAGGTGAATTTTGATCAGAACACATGGGCATTACAGGATGTATTAATTCAGAATCCTAGCAAAAAAGCACTAGCAGAAGAAATGATTTATTTGGTGAACAAGCCAGATTCACCGATTAGATTAACGCTGTGGTATGGTTATTCAGAAATGCAAAGAATCGTAGGAGCAGCCAGAGCATATAGGAGAATCATAGAGTTTGATATGCCAGAAATTACTCAATCAATGTGGGCTGGTTATGGAATGTTTTTAATTAAAAGAATGGGTAGAAGTGAATCAGATGCGACCATTGATGTAAATACTGTTTTGAATAGTTTGAATCCTGGAGCATTTAATGCCATAACAGTTGATCAAATGGATGAGATTGAATTTGTAAAGGCCGACCTAGATCCGAAAATAAAAGAACTAACTGAACTTGGTGATTTTTATGAAAGACTGATGATAGGAAACAGTCAAACACCTTCAGCATTATTAGGAAGGGAAGAAGACCAGAACAGAGCCACGCTAATAGGCAAGATTAAATTTTTCATAGAAGGACCAGTAAAGGCAGATAGAGAATGGTTAGCCAATATTATTGGTAGTCAATGGTATGAAAGGAATCTAGTAAAACTAGGACATGAGGAAATACTGGAACACGTTAGAATCAAGCCAGAATTTGAAACTATATCAATAGAACAGTGGGAAGATTTGGTTGAACCAGTACAAAGGCTAATTACTGTATTGCCAAACTTACCAGATGATCTTAAATTACAATTACTAAACCTTGAGGAATTGAAGGATGATCTTGAGGAAGCGCCTTTACAACAAAACCTAGATGCGATACCACAGGAAGCAAAAGTGCCGAAACTCCCTACAGTTCCAGTACCGACTAACACCGTTAGTACGGCAAAACACAAAAAAAAACTACGATATAGTAAGACAGCAGAATCATTCCTTTAGGCATATCGCTATTGCTTGATCATCTATTTCCTTGCCTGAATCCTTTTTCTTAGATAGGCAATCCTCCATGCATTTTGTGGCTTTGAGCACATATACTTTTTTACCAGTAACAATCTTGAGTATTTTACCACATTTTGAGCGTGAGAATTTAGGACCTAAATTAGCCTGAACCTTCATTAATTGAGATGTGCAAGTTTCTGGACTGCCTGAACATTGACCTTTGATCTGTGCCTTTTGCATACCGTAGGCTGGCTCTCTGACTGCAGCCACATGAGCACCTTCAAACCTAGTTGCCCTCTCAACACCATTTTCAAATTCTAAATCAAATTCACTAAATACGATACTAGGAGATACAAACGTTACCTCTCCTTTCTTTAAAATATCCTGCGCCCATTTATTAGTAATTTCAGCCATTCCCCATGCTTTACCAGTATCTTCTTCTATGCCTACTGAAAAAATATTGCCTACCCTATCATGCTCTTGGACCATAAGCAGATGATCACCAGTAAAAGCGTCAGGGTGTCCAAAATCTGCTCTCAAAATAAACGGTTTATCAATAAAGGAAGCGATATTATTCTTGAGCGCTTGTTCGGTCACTCCCCAATCATTCAGGTTAGCCTTACCATCTAGCAGAAAAAACTTGACAAAATGCCTATCTTCCTCTTGTATTAACTCTAACTGTGGCACACAATAACACGCCTGCGCTGAATAAAAAGAAGTTAATGACAGCAAATGCCTATTACGGTATATCTACTGCCACTGATCTGACCGAAATCAGATACGAAGCCAAATTGCCAGGTCGCTGCTTTATCTGGTCTTCGCTAGCCACGCACTAATTTGTCTTCACCTAAAAATGCCATGCGTACTATGTGTTCCTAAGAGCACACAATACTCATGGTCTTTTCGAAGCCCACACTGTTAGCCTCACAACGTTAGACTTCACCTAAAAAACCAACCTGATTCTACTCCAGTTTTTTACCACTGTTTTGAATCGCCTCCTTTCTGCAGAACATAATCGGAAGTTTGTTGGGTAATTATGTATTGTTTTAACTATTAATAATGCTGTCTATACCTGATCTCAAATTGAGGACCATTATGCGCTCTAACGTGATCGCTAATCAGAACAGTCAATTATACCAAAACATTTAGGACAACGAAATTCACAAGCACAAATATCATCCATCTTTGTATTACATCTAGGACACTGTATGTTTAATCACAACCTTTGTTACCAGTTTATGAATCTCTGCTTGAATATCCAATAACTTTACTAGCATTTGCTGAATGAAATACTGCTCTCTTTCCAGCCTATCTATCCTCTCGAAATCTTTCATCTTCCCTATAAATTTCAGTTATATCTTTGAAAATTTGTTCTGTGTCTTTTACCGTTTTTGGTATTCTATCTAACACAAAAGCATGACCAGTAATTAATGACGATTGTATTATAGCCCTTAATAATAAATAATCTAACAATCCCATATTCCTTTTATCGCCTCATTAAAGAATTTGCCTTTAGAGTTTGCCTTTCTAAATCCATCATAGATTTGTCTAGGTACGCTACAAAACTGATATAACCTATCGCCCAAATCTATTAACATTTCCTTTGTTGCCTTCTCGTACACTACTCGACCAACAAAAGAACTAGCATGATCAAACGTTAGTATGGCTG